CTGTTCTGCCGTCTTTATATGTAATTTTAAGATCCATGAAATATCTGTGATACTTTTTATCTATATCCCAGAAATACGGTATAACTACTTCTTCAGATGACCAATGCCTAACATTAGGATTATCATCACACCATTTAAATGCGTTTCGTTCCCACATCGATCTATAAACTACACTATCAGCATCGCCTTTATACTTGCTACGATGTTTGACTTTGTATTTGCCCGAGTATGCCATAAATGCCTTATAAATAATGTTAAGATTTCTCTATATTTATTAGGACAGAAGATGGACGCAATAGATACAGCCTCAAGCTTTTTGGATGAGATTAATGGGAATTTAAATCCTAGATTTAGATACCCACAAAGCTATCAGGATGAATACAAGGGCACAATTAAGTTTACTGCACTTAAAGCTGATTATCAGACTTTAGGTTCTAAGCTTCTTGGAACATCTACTGCAACTGGTGCAACAAATGCTTTAAATGGTTTGATTCAAGAAATTCAAGAGTTTTTAAATTTCTTTGAAGATCTTGAAGCACTATTAGGTGGTACCTATCAGACCTTAGAGTATAATGGTGTACAGCACAGTCCTCAGGGATCAGTCACTATGCACCTACCTACGCAATTATCTTTTAGAGATAACATTGATTATCAAAACGTAGCGTTTGGTACAGCTGGTAGCGCTGCTGAAAGAGCATTGCAAAGAAATCCAGGTGACTTAGCTGGAGCTGCTGCTGAAGGTGCAAGAAGGGCTATTGATAATATAACAGGTGTTGTAGATGCGTTTAAGAGTGGTATTACATCACAGGCTGCTTCGTTATATACTCAAAAGACGCTTGGTAAGTTTAGTGAGTCTATTAGCGGTGCTGTAGAGGTTACATCAGGTGTTACACTAAACCCTAACCGTAGATCATTACTACGCGGTGTAGGTATTAGGACATTTGGCTATACCTTTAAATTAATTCCTAACAATGCACGGGAAGCAACTGAAATTAAAAACATCATTGAGTTTTTTAGAAAAAACATGTATCCGGATGATTTGATTGAAAACAACACAAACGTTTCTATTGGTTACAGGTATCCAAATAAGTTTAAAATTGAAATGGAATATGATGGCAATCCAGTAGCCTCAAAGATTCTTCCATGCTTCTTACAAGGATTTGATACAAATTATAATCCTAATAGTATGTCGTTCCACAAAGATGGTGAGTTTCCTGAAATTGATATCACCTTAACGTTTATTGAAGAACGTGCGCTTAGAAGACAAGATATTGTAAAGGGTTACTAATGGCATACTTTAGAAATTTTCCACTTGTCCCTTACTTTTTTGGGAATGAAATTAATCCAACACAATTTCAAAACTTGTCTGCATACATTGATCTTATTGACCAGATTGCAGACGATGCTAGCTTTTATGAATTCTACGAAATAAAAGATGGTGAAAGACCCGATGCTTTATCGTTTAGGTTATATGGAACAACTGATTATTATTGGATGTTTTACCTTATTAATGAAAAGGTGAGAAGGCAGGGTTGGCCATTAACATTCCAAGAAATACAAACGCGTTCCCGTGAATATTATCCTAATAAAGTTATTACTACATCTGATGCTATACACGACAGGATGTACAAAGGTGATATTGTTATTCAGGGGTCAACATCAAACCCATCTTCAATTGGTCGAGTGATAGAAAGAAACCTTGACCTTGGCCAAATAGTTGTTAAACCTATTATAGAAGTCAGGTCTGTTACAGTTAATAATGGCGGCGCTGGTTATACGCAAATTCCCGATGTTTCTATATTTGATGAGCATGGTGACAGACATGAAGAAGCGATTGTCACTGCTTTAGTTTCTGCTCAAATTACAGATGGGTCTATTAGCTCCATATCTGTTATCAGTGGTGGCTCTGGGTATGAACATAAACCTACAGTAGTAATTGGGAAACCATTAATTATTGATTATGAGGAAGTGGCTACCAAGCTAGAAGCAATAGTTGATGGGACATTAACAACTGGTGTTTACTACGACTTTTTGACTGAAACTTTCAATGGGTTTAAAAGAGGCGATGTTGATAGAAATGGTTCAATAAACCTTAATGACGCAAACTTGATTCGCGACTTTAACAACAATGCTCAGAGTGTTAACGTTGATACTAGGCAAAGAATTAGAACTGCTATAAGACAAAATATTTTAGAAGATTACTTGACATATCCTGATTGGGTACCATTTGGCAATACAGGTACAACTGCTACAGCAACTGCAGTTTTATCTAGTTCAACTTTTAATACAAATCAATTAATTTCTGTTCCAGGTATTACCGATTGGAGAAACTTTAATCCGTCTGATCTAAAAACCGTTACGGTTGATGGAGTTGCTAATCAGTATGATGCAGTTCATCACTATGAAAATTCATCTAGTGAATGGGTAGATGTTGATCCATTTAATTTGTCTGTTGGAGCATTTACTCCTATTACACATTTAGATAGATTAGAGCGTCAAAATGAAGAATTAAAGAAAATTAGAGTACTTAAACCAGGAGTTGCTGCTCAAGTATTTAATGAATTCCAAAAGTTATTAAGAGAACAAAATGGTTAAAGAAGTACAATCAGCAGAAGACTTTTCTATTGATGGAATCTTTATTACATCTGAGAGAATAAAACAATCGATTGATATTAAGCATGTTGCAGTAGAACTCAACATCTTTGAAAACATTAATATGCCATATTTAACTGGCTCTATTCTAATTCTCGATGATAATAACTTGTTTTCGGCTGTAGACTTCCAAGGCACAGAAAGACTCACTGTTGAGCTGTCTATGCCTGTCCAAGGCGCTCCTACAATCTCTAAAACGTTTGTAATGTATCGCATTGAAAAGATCCACAAGTCAAACGATAAAACTGCAATGCTATTGTTTAACTTGATAGAAGATATTGGCTTCTACAACAATGTGCAAAACTTTAGTAAATCATATGACGGCCGTGGTGAAGAAATCATTAGGAAAATTATTAATGACAAGTTTGGTAGATCACTTTACAATAAAATTAAAACACATAAAACTTCTTACCAAACTAAGTTTAGATTAATTGTTCCATATCTGAATCCATTTCAAGCAACCAAGATGGCATTGGATAAGATGACTACTGAAAATGGTAGTCCTTATTTCTTATATTCTTCTTTATACACTAACGATATGATATTAGCTGATTTGGATACGATATTAGGTAGGACGCCGTTTAATAGGGCTGAACCATTTCAATACGACCAGTCTGTGGCAAACGATAAAGAAAACTCAGTATTATTACAAGCTAGATCAATTTATCAATTAGAATCTGATAACCAAGAAGACACCCTATTACTGTCTGAGCTTGGCGCACTTGGTTCTGATTTTACTACCACTAACATGACAGATGGTAATGAAATAGCATACGATCATGATGTAAATAAAGTATACAGACAATTACTTAATGCCAGCGTATTACCACCTGATCAAGACAATGTGCTGCTTGATAATATCTTTGTAGCAGATCCTTCTGGCACGGATCAACGTAAGCTAAGTCAGTTTTCTTCCAGAAAGTTTTCACAAATTGGTGGCGGGAAAACATTTCCATATCAACAAGATATTTCTAACTGGACTTTTGAAACAGATCCTAATGCATATAAGCTCAAAATGTTTAAATACGCTATTGAGCAATTGTTACTTAAAAATACAGTAAATATAATCGTACCAGGTCTTAAGTTTCTTACAAGAGATGTGACAACTTCTGTAGGTAGCCAAATTAGTTTAGTTGTCTATAAGAACGAAATTGTAGACGAAACTACTAATCCTGTTGACAATAAAAAGTCTGGGGATTATATAATGTTGGCTAAAAAGCACGTGTTTAATATTACAGATGTAAGCCATACTGTACAGATTACTTGTGCACGAATTGCTAATAGAAGGTCCTCGTAATGAATATGCTAGAGAACAATTTTTATGGCGATAACTTTAGATGGTTTATTGCACGTGTTATTGATAACATGGATCCTGATAGACTAGGCCGCGTGCAAGTGCAGATACGTGGTATACACTCTACTGATCAGCAAGAGATTCTACAATCATCGTTACCGTGGGCATCTACAGTATTACCTACAACTGAAGGTGGCACATCTGGCATTGGCAAAATACCAAAGCTATTACCTGGTGCTTTAGTATTTGGTATATTTTTAGATGGTAAAACCTCGCAGTTACCATTAGTCATCGGCCACTTAAATCAAGAAGAAAGTCCAACACTTCAGCAAAAGAGAAGAGGTGCTTTAAACCAGAATTCTCCCAACCTAAACTTAGGTGCCAATAGTGGCGTTGATGGTGCAATCATCCGTAACGATATTAAGAATTTGGATTTAGATGATAACTATACTATAGCTCAACGAAGACTTGGTGCTATGATATTCTTTACTGATAATGGTTACACACCTGCTCAAGCTGCAGGTATTGTAGGAAACTTAGAAGGTGAGTCAAACTTTAATACTACTGTTGTTTCTACATTTGATAACGAATCATCCCAGGGTATTGCGCAATGGAATCCTGATGTAGGAAGATTGCAAGAATTAAAAGAATTTGCCGCAAACAGATTAAGTAGCGATTGGCGTAAGTTTAGTGTACAGCTACAATTTGTAAAATATGAGTTAGAGAATTATTCGTACTTCCAAAATGCATTGCTTAAAAACGCAA